GGCTAATCCTCTGTTTAAGTGAGTTAATCACCCCAGGCTGTTAAGCCGGCGCCAGATCTAGCGCCTTAAAGTGTAGATCGATATGCGTTTGTATCCACTGACCCCAGGCAGAGTAACGCCAAAGGAATCAGACCGCTTGTCATAAGGGACCTTCGAGGAATCGAGATTATCGATCCAGGAAAGTACTTGCGACAAAGTAGCTTCGCCGTATATCTCGATAAAACGATGCCGACCTAGGCGCGCAAGCACCGCGGAGAGCATTTCGGAGCGGGGATTGTGTCCCACCTCTGAAAGATAGATGGCGTAGCTCGGGTACACGTAATCTCCAGGGTACGGTTTGAAGCTCTTCCGTGACCTGAGAGTGAACGTGTCAAATACAAATCCCTCCCACCCATCTCCGGCACGAATCCTACGCTGCCAGAGAGTCGGGTCATCGGTAATCAGATGACCGTCGCCGTAGCCATCAGGCCCCCACAGTTTCAAGTGTGGAGGTATGATAGCTTCGAGAATGGAAGAAGACTCAAGGTCCCCCACGCGGACAAAGTAATTCCGCATCGTAAAGATTGAGGGGCCTGAAAGCCCGTCTTTGAGAAAGACGGGTCGCACATCAATACCCGAATGGTAATCCTTTCCGCAAGACTCACGGAAAGGTCCACTCCAGAACGACTTCTCGGTGTTTACGAGAAATCCAGTAGCATTAAGCGCCTGGATCAGGGCTGGGACGCAGCCGACGGGGACGATAATATCGTCACCGTAGACTGAGACCTCACCTGTGTCGGACTGAGTTTGAGCGGCCGAGACGGCCAACGCCCAGAATATGAGCGTTTCGAGAGGGAACGTAAAACCATTCCCCATCGAGCTAAACTTGTGGAGCTTCATGGTACTCCCTCTGTAGGATATGCAAGAAGTACGTGCACGATCCAGGAGGGTGAACCATTCGACCGGTAGCAAGTGAGCAACCAACTCACGAGCTATACAGTCAGAAGCAGAACTAAGGTCGAGAGTCGCAAGGCTCCCATCGATACTGCCTAGACGCGCAAGTTGTTGATTGCGCGTTTGGTCGGAAATATCGAGACCAAAAATGCGTAGACGGTCGGCCATATAGTCGCCTATCCCGAGCTGAAGAAGAGAATTCAGAGCGGGTTCGACAACGATGGAACGGTCCGTACGAGCATTCTTCGGGACGAAGGATAGCTTTCCGTGATGAAGTTCAACGGAGACTATCGCCGTTTGCAGGTCGTCGGATTCAAAGCCGAAAACCCACGAAGGCACCTCTTCGAGAAGATCCGAAAGGATCGGGACGAGGTCTTCACTACAGCAGAACGTTTGGCCCAATTTACTACGGGCTGACGCCGTTCTTTTTGTGACTTGCGTCGTTGCACCTGGCCCAAAGCGCATCCGAAGGTCGGAGAACGAAGGGACATCCCCGAGAACTCTGGCAATTTTCCGCTGAGCAGCATGTAGTATGCTTTCAACGCGCGGGGGAAATTGAAATTTCCCCGCAGACCAAAGGCGGAAGATGAGATTCGTCTCTTCACAGAGGCGCTCGGAAGCGCAAAACTTCTCATAAGCGACGGATTCACGATCGATACTAAGATCGATGTCCTGACGCTTAGAATACAGCGCGATCACCTGCGAGGCAGAATACACCTCGTCGAAGGCAAGCGTACTGTACGAGAGTTTTGTTCCACAGAGCCCAAGCACGTCGTCTTCATCAATACAACGGAGAAGATGGCCGCGGAGCTCGTCATCGCGAACGCGAGACGCGTGGACAAGTGCTAGGTCCCGGACTACGGATTCTGTCTCATCCGCACCGAGCTGCTGATCCCATTTGAGTAACATGATTCTCCTTTCATTAGGAAGAGTGGGATTCTCGGAAAGCCCCCTTAGGTGGGAGCGATCAACGAGTCGAACAGCTCGGGGAGCGGTCCGTAGCCAACAGCAGCGACAGAAGTACTGACGCTGTTGCCGACGTTGACGGCCAACTGGCGAGCAAGACGACGACCCGCAAGGTCAGAGCGTTCGTGGAAGAAACCCGTCGTGATGACGGTATTCACGTACGCAACCTTGGGGGCGGCCGTGTAGCCCGCTGAGTTTTGGCCGGAGACGGTTTCCATAACAGGAACCTCGACTCGGACCTCCGTTTTCCAGACGCCGCTTTTCAGGCGCTCGATGTTAGCAACCATCGAGACCTGGGCGTAGAGTGGAACGGACGTGAGTTGCTCACGCCACAGCGCAGAGACCTTCCCCTTATCCCGGGTAACCGAGACAGGTTGGAGGACGTGCGCTACGGGGGTTGCAGCACCGTCGTAGACGGTAATGGCGGCAATTGCGCTCATTGTTTTCCTTACCAAAGTGTAAAACCAGATAGGAGAATTCCCCGGACCATCACTGGAAACCCGTAGTACTCGAAGTTTTAACGCTTCAAGTTTGTGAGTAGGGCTACAGCATTCGCTGCATGTAGCCACGAGGCAACCTTACTTAAGGGTTTTATCTCAGGCGTAGGGATATCAAGCGTTGTCGAAACCGTACGAGTGATCTTGCAATAACTACTGTCGTTTCCGGAGTAGTTAAGCACAGAATCGATCGGCCAGTCAGACTGAACACTGTCCATCCCGCGCGCAGAGACTATATGACGCCTCGTTGTAACGAACGTGCCGGTAAGCGCAGAAGCGAGACCCCGCGCACTCAGGTAGTTGCCGATTGGAACAAACCAGTCGACAACGAACGAGTACGGGACAAGCTCCCAAGCAACGCTCACAGGATCCATCAAGCCAGAGAGACGAATCGTGTCTACCTCTTTAAGGTATGCAACGATCCGCTCTGACGAAATGTTCTTATGGGCGACTGACACGGACGGGTAATAAAGACTCACTAAGTAAAGAGAGCCCTGCTTAGATCCGCCTGCGAAGGCGGTAGCAGATACCCGATGAACCGTCGGATTACGAAGCTTGTGGTCAACAAAGACCGCACCGTCGTAAATATCCGAAAGCAATGGTTTCCAACCATACTGGAGAGCAAGCCAATTAGAAGCGACCGCTTTATCAGACTGAATAAGTTTGATTCGGCGGACTCCGTTATCGACTGTGAACTCGTTCTGGGCACCCTTACGGGCGGGACGAATCTTAACTTTCTCTTGTCCGAGTAGGACTCGAGCAGCTCGCACCGCATTACCACGACGTAAGCTAACTAAAGCGTCACGAATGGTATGTGTGGTGTCACCGATCATTTTTAATGTTCGGTGTGATTCGCCCAGGACGATGCCGGCATTAAAGGAACTGCCTGCAACGGCCTCACGCAACTTACCGAGAAGTCTAATTCGGTCGTTTGCGTTGAAAGGGTCAGGAACAGAGGCAAGGGCGCCCATCAGGTTATAAGAACTACCTGCATTACGCCAATTGCTTCCCTGCTTGACCGCAAGACCATTGTCCGACTCGCTATGCCAGAATTCGGCAGTATAAGCGTGAGGGATAGTGTAACCAGGGTACGAAGGGTCCTTCCGGTAGAAACGCTTCAGGCGAGTCTCAGCGGGCTTGATGACACGACCATGCCAGTACAACGGCTTGGAGGTGACTTGAGCATGCACTAAGATGTAGCCTGGGCGCGTACCAGGGGGCCGATCACCACCAGAACTAATCCGCTTGTTATACACACCAAGATGAACACCAGACATGCCGGTGCCATCAGCAGTGTGAAGCAAGTTAGCGGTGGTAAGATCCTTGGTTACATTAACGGTTGTCATAACATCTACTCCGGAGAGGGCGCCGAAAGGCGAACAACTGGAGAGGAATCGTTCACGCCACGTTGCGAATGTGTAATCTCGCAAACGGTCTGGAAAACAACCCAGGCCACAGTGACGATAGCGACTATCTTCCTCTTCACACTCTCCTCCAGATAGGTGGTAGCTGGAAACGAAGGCTTAACCGCCGCCTCGAGCAATCGAGACGACACCCCGAA